CTGTTCGCCATCCTTGAAGCGGGTGACGGTGTAGTGGACGGTATAGACCGTGCCAAGGTCATCAAGCTTTCGCTCCATGTTGGCAATGCCCCAAACAGTGAAGGGGAAATCAATGCCAGCAGCGCCAGTAGGGTCAGCCATTAGAAGATGATGCTCAGGGTGAGAATAGGTGGTTTGCAACCTGTTGGAAATAGCCGGTTGCCCGCTAGGGAGAGTTGTGAGTAGGGTTACGAGGCTTCAAGAGCTGCAACTTTGGCTTCAAGGGTTTCGATCCGCTCCATTGCTTCCTGCAGCGCCTTCACTGCCTTCATGTAGAGCACCGAATAGTTGACGCTCTTGGTGACGGTGCCAAGGTCGTTGCCGTCTTCGTCGCGGTCAGGGGATTCGCTGACGAGACCAGGGGAGACGAGTTCAACTTCTTGTGCAATCAGGCCAATTTGAGTGTGGGTTTCATGTCCTGTTTTTTCTTTAAAATTGTACTTACGAACTTGAAGAGCTTTCAGGTCATTCCATTGAGAGTTAGCATCGATAATGTTCTCTTTTAACTTAATGTCAGATAAAGAACCGTAAGAGTTATTAGTATTTGTTAAGTCACCATCTCTTGCAACTCTACAAACTTCAGTACCAGTTCCTAGTGTTCCTAGCGTTGCGCCTCTCCTGAAACTCAACAGCCCATTGGAAGAAGCAGTAGCAACAGTGGTGATTACATGGTCAACGGTTGGCGTACCATCACTTTGGACAATCATTTGGCCACGACTATCAATCGTCATCCGCTCCGTCGGGCTGCTCGCTCCGTCGGCAGTAGTGGAGAACACTAGGCGACTTGGATTATCAGTAGTATCTCCACCATCGGTCCAAGTGCCGTCTGCATGAGCTGAAATTTCAGCGCAGTTTTGATATGTCGAGCCATCATAACCATTAAACAAAATCGCACCCAATGAATCACTGTTGGAAACTTCTGTTGGCGAAGCTAGCGTTCCGCGTGATTTTGTAAGATAAATATTGGCGCCACCAGCGTCATTAACATTACGAATAACTTCTAAACAAGTACCTCCACTATTAACAACTTGCAGGCTTGAGCTGCTTAAGCCAGAAGTCGAAGACGTGCCAACTAACAGGCGACGACTGGAATCAACCCTAAAAACTTCGGATCCATTTACAGACGCAGCAAGATATGTAGGAGCACCCGTAAGGAACGCATAATCAGTTCCTTGGTTATTACTAGAAAATGCAACATTGCTAATGTTGTCCGAGCTTCGTCCGCAGATTTTTAAGGTCTGGCTGGAAACATCCGAGACAACTGTTAGTGGGTAACCAGGCGCAGTAGTGCCAATCCCTACGCGCTGTGACGAGTCAATATGAATTGCTTGAGCAACTGTTCCATTGCCAGAGTGAGTCCAGAATTGAAGGTTATTTGCACCGTTTGTAGACCCTGAAACATATTCGCTTATGATTCTTGCCTCGCCATAACTGCCAATTGCGGTAGTGGCTGATCCGTTAGGCCGCAAAGCGATACCAACTTTGTCAGTATCAGAGTTATTAGAGTTTTCTAGAACAATGCTGCCACCAATTCCACCATTAGATGAACTTGTAATAACTAACCTACCAGCATCAGGGCTACTAGTCCCCAGACCTAGTTTCCCGTCCGATGTGATGCGGAGGCGTTCGCTAGCTGCATTAATAAATTCAATAGTGTTATTTCCTACATCAGAACGAATGCGAGTGTCTCCACTAGATCCATCACGACGGAAAAGAATATTTGAATAATTTGACGCACCAGATGCCGCACGAATGGTAATGGAACTCGAAGAAGTATCTTTGACTTCTAGTCTTGACCCAGCATTCGCAGTGCCAATCCCTACGTTGCCATCCTTATCAATACGCATCACCTCGCCAGCACCGGCGCTTGCACTGCTTACCCAAAACTCAATACGCGTCGGCTGGTACGTTCCCCAGTTGCCATCTGCAGTCGCTCTAATAATTGCGCCAGGTGAGCCAGCGCTTGAATCGTTAAAATAAATATCCCCAACAACCGTGTCATCGGTAGGATTCGCAGAGCCATAAGCCAGCGTTACAGTTGGATGCTGTGTTCCAAAAATAGTGTCGCCAAAAAATACCGCTCGGCTGCTCCAAGTGCCGGTAGTTGTACCAAATAAAACTTGTTTTTGGTCATCAATAAGGATTCGAGTAGATCCACCAGTGCTAATGCCAAGTTTGTCTGCCCCAGCGCGGTAAAAACCAGTGTTCTTGTCCGACGCAAACGCCAAGCCAGGATTATTCTCCGTGCCGTTTTCCATCAGCAGCGTGCCGTCCAGCTCTTGCAGCACCACCCAATCCGTATTGGCAGCATTCCGCTGCTTCAACTGGTTGCTCGTGGTATCTGCCCACAACATGTAGGCGTAAGTGGTAGTAGGCTCAAACGCTCCGCTGTTCTGCGACACGATGGCAGACAACGCATTATTCAGGTCTGCGCGGAATTCCGCACCGGACTGGTTGTCAAGAACGTAGTCGTGTTGTGCCATGGTCGTCCTGTGATAGGGAAAGTTTAGGCCAGTTGCTTGCCGTGACCAACAGCTTGCCAGTCAAACGTCCGTGACACGGCACTTCCACCGGAATCCCTGAACGTCACGGTGAAACCAGTGCGGCTGACACTGCTCAGCTCGTAATAGTCGCCGCTTTGCATGTTCTGGGCGCTAATTCCAATGCTCGGAGTCTGGAAGAAAGCATGTCCGAATGTCACAGCCTTAGAGCCAGCGCCACTTACCACGTCTTCCGCCAGTTCCGTCCGGGCTGGCAGCGTCATCGTCGCACCATATTCCTTCACCACGATGTTTTGCGATGGATTGGATGAGGTCATTACGAGCTTGAACTGGGCACTACGCAACTGACGTGTGCCATTTATCAGCGGCTCCCATTCTGTAAATGTTGGATTGGTGCTGTTGGACGCATCAGTTGAAGTCCTGATATAGACCTCAGCATTGACAGCATCCAAAGCCGAAGCATCAATATCGTCCCAAGTGTCAATTGGGTTAGTACGTTCATCCCACAAATCACCCGGTATAAACGCCTGCGAAAACAAACGACGGCGAATATTAAAATCAAACACACCTGGCGCAGAAGAAAATGGATGGTCAATTACTCCGGAATTAACTGAAAAGAAGTCATAAAATTCTCCGACATCTATTGTTCCACCAAGGGCATCAATCAGACCCAAGCCGTCAAAATCACCATCAATGGCAACTTCATCAATAGTGACCGCTTGATTCAAAATGACGCCGCCAAGCGCCTCGTTGTAGTGCGTATCAGCAAAGGAACCAAGCGTCCAAGACTCGCCAGATTCTGTAACTGGAAGGGTTTCATCCCATTCATCAACAACTAACGTTGTTTCAGGATCAGGCAACGTGACAACAACCGAAACCGCATTGGCAGAGCGGTTGCCCGTGCTGTCCTCAAATCGCGCTAAATACGTTCCAGCCAATAGCGGTACATATGCCGAAGTCTGGTTGCCAGAAACAGCCGGAATAATGTCAACCGAATCGCGCCATACAACACCTGTTGTTTTAGACGAGTGACGAATAATGACCTTGCCGCCAACCAATACATCAAGGTCAACCGCTGCAGGCCAGTTCAACTCAGCTAGTTTTTGGTCAATTTGACTAATCCGAAGTGCTTCTACGTCTTCTGGATTTGCGGT